CTGGGCTTAGCTTTAGCGGTAGCTGTTTGAGCTTCCTTTTCTGGCTCTGCCGGACTGCCTTCCAAAGTATCGAAATACTCTGGGAACTTTCTACGCATGGTTTGATCTATGCGTTTGAAGTACTGGTCGGTTCCAATTATATCCTTCCCGTACTCATCAACTAACTCTTCGTGTACTCCAACGGCGTAACTCGACATAGCTTTTTTACTGCCATACCATGGATTTTGGTCCAACCAAGATTGAGTTTTAGGGTCAACCTTAGGAGTTTGTTGCTCCACTTGTTGTAGTTGTACTTCATTTTCATTCTCTTGTAAAGGGGTAGGCCGATAATTTTTAGCCTGTTGTACCCTATACGTAGCCTCGGTCAAAGCTGTTTGAGCTTCAACAATTCGGTCTGCTTCACCAGCTTCTAGTGCAGCACGATACTCTTGTTTTGCTGCTGCTAACCCTAAGTCGGCGTTGCTTTGTACTGTTTCAATGTAGCTTTTTTCACCAGTAGATAGTGTCTCTTTGAGTTTTTTATTCTCTTCAAGCACTCGTCTTGCCAGTTGAATAGCCTCTTCCCGCTCACGAGAAGCAGCTTCTTTAGCTCTACGCTCGTCGTTCCATACTTTCTTGTACTGCAACAAACGCTCTTTTTGCGCTTTTGCATCAAGTTCTTCGTTGGATTCGTCGGCAGTTTCTAGCTTTTCAACGATTTCCTTCGGCATTGGTTTGACATTTCTGTCTTCCGGAGGTGTGTCGTCTTCAATAATAATGTCTACCCCACCGTCGTCAGCCAGCATTTCTTGGGGTTTACCCTTAGGCTCCTCGTCGGGGAATACAAATTCTTCTTTTTCAAATTCAGCCATGTTCTAGCTCCTTAAATAAACTTGCGGGAAATTCCGCGTGGGTCTTGAACAACTGCTTCTACGGTATCGTCATTGATGATACGGAATTCTTTACCATGAATAACTACCCGTGTACCAGCGTTCGGGCGCACAAGAATAAAATCACCAGGCTGGCAATAAGCACCGTTTGGGAATCGTTCTTTGTCTGCGTAACAATCGGGACCTAGTGACACTACAAATAAAACTGTAGTTAACAACTCATCCTTCTTGACCAAATCATCGGGCTTAATAATGTCTGAATCTGCAAACTTCTCTTCTACTTCGGGTATTGCGCATAGGATACGATAACCTGATGGAATCGGAAGCTGTTTGGCTTTCTCTTCTATTGCTGCACTTAGGTTAATTGTTCCTATAATTTCTGGCTTATTGGGGTTTGATCCCAATAGGATTTCACTCATCAGAGTTCTCCAATCGTTGTTTGAGGTCATTCATTTCCATCTGTGCGATTAGCAGACCTCGAATCTTCCCGCACACAAACTGGTACTCAGCATAGTCTTTGGCTGTGCCGGTTCCTAAGGACTCCCGTAGTTCCTTAATCTGTTCACTTAGCTTTTGGGCTAAATGATCCAGGTATTTATCAATCATTTCTTATCTTCCTTGCCTGTAGTCTGGCGACGTTGTAAGGCCATTTGGTCTCTAGACTTAGCAATATCAATACCAAGTCTGGTTCCTTCCATTTCAGTACGTGCAGCTAACTCTGTAGCATCTTTCTCTGCTTTGGCTTTAACTTGCATTTGGGCAATAGCCTCTTGAGACATGATGCGTGCTTTTTCAAGTTCGAGTTGGTCAGCTTTAGCAGCGGCGTCAACGGCAATCTTCTTACCTTTGAGTTCAACTTCTTGCTGTTTGATCTGGAGTTCTTGTTGTTGCATTTGAACAATCGGATCTTGCTGGGCTTGAGCAGCCTGCTGTGCTGCAATCTCGTTTTGATCTCGTTTGAGGAGAATCTGTGAAGCTTGCGCAGCCATTTGAGAAATACGTACTTCCATTTCTTCTGGCATTTCTTTCTCGTCTTGATCGTCGTTTGGATGATATGGCAACTCCATACCCATCGTCATTTCCATCTGCTTACGATACTCGAATGCAACGTGCTCATTAATATGCGCTAACATTGCCGCTTGAATTTGCTGAGCCATTGGGTTTTGACCAACTAACTGAGCAATCTTTGGGTCTTGCATAGCTGCCATATGCACAGTAATGTGTGCCTGATGATCTTGGTATAGGAATGCTTTTACCGGTTTTATCATCAGTATGTCTTGGTTTTCGCTAACCGGATCCGTTGGTTTCTGGTCTTCTGGAAGCTTAACTAGTCTTTGTGCGTTCTTAATACCAAGCACGTCAAGCATCTGACGATGTAGTTGTGGCAAGTTATAAATCTGTGGTGCTTGTTGGGCTAACTGAATAACAGCTTGATACTGCACGATCTTTTGCGCCATTGTTGCAGCGTTTGGATCTGATACAGGAATGACGTCAACATCATCGTAGTCCTCTTTCTTAGCACGGGGTGTGCCTTCGACTGGAACATAGCTGTAGGTATCTGGAGTGTAATCCCTAATAATATCTCGAAGTAACCGAAGCTCCTCTTTAAATGAATAGTGGATGCGGGCTTGTACAGCGGACATTACTTTTAATGTACGCTCCAGAATTGCTAGGGTAGTACCAACTGGGGCCTGTGAGCTCATGTCGCTAATCTGCAAATCTGCTGCAGACGCAAAGCGTCGACCCTCTTCAATAATTTTATCAAGCAAGCCAGACAGAACCAATGAAGGCTCTTTGTACGGCAAAGGCATGATGTTGTCTCTCATTGTTCCGCTAGGGACATCAACGTCTCTAAACTCTCCAGGAGCTATCGGCGTGTCATCGCCTTTGACTCGCAAGCCACGGGTCTTAAAGCCACCTGGCAAGTTGCTAAGTGAGCCGGCATCAACCAACTGACGGAGGATAGAAGTGCCTGACTTAGCAAAAGCCCCGATAAGATGAATAAGACCAAAAGCATAGAAGCCAAAGCCAGGAATATAGGGGTAGTGAACAAAGTGATTACGTTTCTTTTTATGCTCATCTTCAGGTCTCCAGTTACGACGGATCGCTAGAACCGTGCCGTTAGCCTTCTCGATAGTGACGATATAAGGCAGTGCAATCCCAGTAGGTTCTCCATCTTCATCTACATCCTCGTAACCTGGGAGATCAAGGTCAACTTGCATTTCTAAAATTTTGTAGCGGTCGTCGGTGGTAGCTCTAAAGCCCATCTTTTCCGCAATCTTCTTCTCTATTTCATCGAAGCTATCTACTGGCTCAGGTAGCTCAATATCACGCCAAAACCCAGCAACTTGTAGTTTGCGTACTTCATTAATCGTCTTACGCATTATGTGTGTAACACGTGGCGAGCTAGCTAAATCAACTGCGCCGTAAGGAACAACTAAGTCTTCAGCAGGAACAAACATACTTACTTGTCGGCCCATGCTTGGATCAAAGTAGACTTTCTTAAACGCATTACCAGATAAGCCTAAGCCCCATAACATGCGCTCATGCTCAGGTCTAAACTCAGGCATCTTGTCAGTTAATTGGTAGTTCATGTCATCTTGGACACGAGTAGCTGCTTGTTTCTTCTGAGGAGTCTCTTTACCAATAATCTGTGTCTTAACCGGACCTTGCGCTGGGAAGGTCTCCATAATAGTCTCAGACTGAAAGCGAACAAGCGTCTCAGAAAGAAGTGGGTGGTACACACCACAAGCACCTGGCCATGGCTCAGTACGTTCTTCAATCTTCATTCCCAACAACTGCAGGCCATCTACATAAGTTTGCATCCAGTCTTTGCGTGAGCTAATGTCATCTTCAAAGTCACCAACTAAATCGCTAGCAAGCTCAGTTAATTCACCTTCACTTAAGTATTCAGCAAGGTTGTCGTCAAAGCCTTCTTCATCTTCGGCTTCTTCAATTCGTAGAATCGGCATACCATCAATCCCAATTTCTACTGACTCTGGGTCTTCAATAGTAATATCCAACACCGGCTCATCTGGGTTCTCTAAATCTTGAACACCTAGGGGCGCTGCATACAAACCTTTATCAATTGACATACTTTTTTCCGTTCTTAAACATTGTAGTAACCTTGGTTCCTACTGCTTCTAAAATATCTTGGCTCGTCTTCCTCGTCTGTATCGAGCTGTATAAAGCCACCCCGTCTAAACCGCAACATTGCTTGGCTCATCGAGTCAACTAAGTCATCATGCTCACCCGAAGGGAACGAAGCGACCTCTTCTACTAACTCATCAGCCCAGTGCGTATTAGGCACCCATACTCTACCACTTGCAAATATATCAGCAACTGAGTTCAAACGGGCAATTTTATCGCTACCTTTTGACGGTGTAAATTCCTGTACCGGTATACCCATCGCTCGTAATTCAAAAACTAGCGGTGCTCCTGACGCCTTTGCTTCCACAATCAAACTATCTGGATCCCAGTTCTTGTACTGTTCATAAGCTTTTTGCTTTAGCTCTGGAAACTCCATCCGTTGTTTAAATGAGTTTAGTAGGATTATATTCGCTACCATGATGCCACGCTCATTTTCTTGGTAAAAAACTCCCCACGTTGTGCATGCGCTGTAATCGCTTCGCTCTGTTTTTAAGAAGGCCGTATCCCAAGACTGGATAATAAACTCGCACATCGGTGGATCTGCATGCTCCCAAAGCTGCCACCACTC